AAACGTCAGAAGTACTAGCAGCAGGCATATTGTTTGACTTATAAAGTCTAAAGCCGTTTACTAGTTGTGGAACTACTAAGCCATTTCTAATTTGTGAACTACCTTCGTTTAAGAAGTTAGCATCGACTAATTTTGAGCTTGTTTGTTGTAGTTGTTCAAAGAAAATCGGAGCAGCTACAGCCCAACGGTTGTCCGTAGGAACGTTTTGGTCGTCTAGGAGTCTTCCTAGTCTAGCAAGTACGTTAATAGGGTCAACTTCACCAGTATCAAAACCAGTGTCGATTGAGTTTGTTGCGTGGTCCGCACCATATGTGTTAGCTGAAGTAACACTTGAAGCGATGTTTGAGAGAACCTCTGAATCATAGCTGTCTTTAAGTGCATATGCACCTGCTGACGTTGCTAGTGTTTCAAAGTTAACATGTCCTTGTCTCTCTTCAATATCGTCTACTTTAAAAGCAAATGCGTTAGCTTTGTCAATAGTTAATTGAATTTCATCATCTGCTAGGTCTTGCGTATTAACTGCAGCACCTCTTGCATATGAAGAGACAGAGATTGTTGGTTCTTTTATTATTCTTACAGTATCGCCAAAGTTTTCAATTTCTCCTGTATAGTCAGTGTTGGTAATATCCTCAACAACTGAAGCTTTACGGAAGAATTTAAGAACTTTTTGACTGTAAATCTCAGGTAAAAAATTACCTGAAGGCAAGTTAGTATAACCTGCTGAACTTGAGATAGCCATAATCTATATCCTTGTTAGTTAAAAAGTTAATAAACTAACGGATTCTGCCCTCTCTTCTTGCTAAGTCGATCTCTTTTTCGTACTTTTCAAATTCGTGAGGTTTCATCCGTCTGATTTCCTCAGAAGTCCACTCTTTCTTGCCTTTACTAGGTTCCGCTTTCTTTTTAGTTGGAACGTATTCAGCAGCAGAAGTGTCCTTCCGTTTTGATGTACGATTAATACCTTTATCGGCTTTATACAAGTCTAGTACCCTAGAAGCCCATTTTGCATCTGTGTTATTCTTAAGAACTCCATCTGCAATGGATGGTGGTTGTTCTTCTAACCAGTTAATAAAATCTTCATCTGATTTAATAGTCATAAAGTCTGGATGTAATCTTAAAAGTTCTTGTTCAGCTTTCTGTTTAGTTAGCTGTACTCTTTCTTTTTTAAGTTCTTCAACTTCTGACTGCAGAGATTTAGTCTTATTATCTGCTTGAGAATATGCCACCGTTTCTATAACGTTATAAACATCTGGATATTCCTGTTTAAACTTTTCTAGTTCTTCAGGAGTTTTAGGTGGCTTGTAATTAATACCACCATCTGATGCTTGTTTTGCTAAGTCTAAAAGTTCTTTTTCTTTTCCTTTAAACTCTTCTATTTTAGCGTCATAGTGTTTTTTTAAATCATCATACCTTTTTTTATAGTCATGTTCAGGTTCTGTTGATTCGGTCTTCTCTACAAAACTAGTTTCTGTTTTTGCCTGCGGAGTAGCCTCTTGCTGAGTATCCTCTTCTGTGGTGTCCGCTTCTGGTTCATCATCTAGTTCTTGCCTGTAAGCTCCTTGATATGGAACTGGTTCTAGGTCTTCTTTTTCCTTTTGGTTTTCTTCGTTCATCTGTACCTCAATGGGGGCTGTTGCTGCAGGTAGCCCATATTAGTTATTAAAGAGACAGGGTTGCTTTCGCAAGTAGCTGTCGATTAGGTGTTGGGTCTTTCACCAACTGACATAAGACCCCTGTTGTTCATATTCTCTAGAACATTGGAGCCTATATATTCTGTTAATTTCTTTGGTATAATGTATTCACCGTTGTGTACATTAACTGGTACTTTACCACCAGATTTAAGATTTGTGCCTGCTTCGTTAGCTGCTCTTTGAACCATTCTGTTTATAGTGTCTTTACCATAAAGGGCTACCGCAGGCTGAGAGAGTACAAAATCTCCCTCTTTTAAAGTCATTGGAACGTCATCTGCTCTTGCAGACGGTGGAGCTTTGCCTTTTTTATCAACAAGTCCGTAATTCTTTGCTTGGTTACTATTATACAACACTTTTTTATTTTTGTCAAGTATTTTTCCGCCATCTTGCATAAAAGACAGGCTACTCATGTCAAAACCAGTGTTTTTTAAACCTGCCTGTACTTCTTCTGCAGATTTTACTACTCCTGTATAATGTGTTAAATCTGTAATTTTGTTTTCAGCAATATACGCTAAATCAGCATACAAAGCTTCATATAAAGCCTCTAAACCTTCTTTTGTAGCTTGGAAATGCCTACGATAAACTTTACCTCCGTCTTGTGTAGATTGATCCCTACCGTTATAGTAGTCTGGTCTATTTAAAAACATTTCTCTAGCAGATAAACCTTCTTGATCTCTATTACCTATAGTATAATATACTCCTGCACCCTTTTTACCTTGAGAATAATGTATCTGTAAGTCACCTTTAAAATCAAAACCTGTTGTTTTTTCTAATTCTTGTATGTAAGGCATCATAGGGTTTAGTAATTTTTTAGAAAACTCTACATTAGATGGGTTTGCTTTGCTAGGATCATAGTCTCCCTGTGAGTAGGTGTTCATTTTAAACTCATCAAAGTCAAACGAAGCGTAGCCTGATTTATATGAAGGTTTTTTAGCTGTTAAGAATTGTAAAGCCATTGCTGCAATACCTAGTACAGGGTTTACAGAAAACATGTAAGATGTTGCTCCTGATATGGCTGCTTGTTCTACATCTCCAGTCCTTAAAAATGATACTACTGCAGCTATTGCTGCTCCACCTACTGCACCTTGAGCATCGGCTGCACTTTCAAAACCAGGAAGTTTATCAACACCTAAAAATGAACCCAACTGTTCAGCACCATATTCTGTAACTAAATGTTGTACACCTGCAGTAAGGGCAGCCTCTTCATCACCGCCTAAAGCTAGTACGCCTGCTATAGAAGTTGCGGCACCACCAAAACCTCTCCATTTTCTAGCAATGGCTTCTCCTTTAGTGCCTCCTCCTACTGCGTCTGAGGCTTTTTGAGCATAAGACTCTATAACTTCAGTCTTAATAAACTGTGTACCACCTGCAATAGCAGCTTTTCCTGCATCACCAGTAACTGCACCTACTAGGATTGCTGCAGTAAATTCATCATATAAGTCTTTTAATTTTACACTGTATGTGCCATCTTGCAGGGTAAATAAATGGGTGTCTCCTAATTTTGCTATAGTATTTCGTATACTTCCTTCAGGACTAAGTTGTGTTACATCTACTTCTGCTTCTTGTGTTTTTAACCACTCATTAAATTCATCATCACTAGCCCAAGGTTGACCTGTTACAGGGTCTCTCATAACTGCCCCTTTTAAGGCTTTAAAAGCTTTAGTGTCATATTTACCAACTATATCACTAATATTAAAAACATCACCTTCAATAACAGCTAATCCATCTTTTAAATTAAATCGTCTACCCCCACCATACCAAGTTTCAAATGCAGTTTCTACTACAGAATCACTTATATCAAATATACTGTCTGAAGCTCTAGGATTATTAGGGTCAAATGTACTAACACTAAATAAAGGTTTTACTTCTGTAACTCCTTTAGCACTTTCACCTGCAGCTACATCACTTGCCGTTCCTAAAACTGTTAATGTAGCTAGTTCACTTTCACTTAAACCTGAATCTGTAGGAAAATCTATTGTGCTAGTTAAACCACTAGTATCTGTATAGTTTAATGTAGTGCTTTTACTAGAACCACCCATAAATGGAGTAGATATTCTAGGGCTTACGTAACTTTCTGGTGGTCTGAAAGAACTTGTATCTGTAGTTGTATTAACTACATTTGTATTAAATTGTGAAGCAGTCCTAGTTCCAAAATCTGTTGTAGACTCACCAGGAGCAGGATTTACAGAATAAAAACCCTGTGTTGTGTCTACTGTATTTGCACTAGGAATATTATCTACAAAACCTGTAGGTTGTACTGTTTGGTTAGGTAAGACTGGAGATGTAAGGCTTGGTTGTTCTACTTCTCCGCCTTCTTGAAATTGTTTATTGTATTGTAAACCTACAAAAGATTCATCACCGCCATCAAATGCTTTTCTTTTTTCAGCTACAAGACTAGTGTTTTCATTAATATCATACTTACCACCATAACTTTCTGGATTTACAAAAGCACTTGTATTTCCTCCTACATAAGATAACTGTTTATTACCAATATCTCCTGTAAACTGTCCATAAGGAGTATCCATACCTATTATTCCGTCAGGTTTAAATTTAATACTGTTATCACCTACTTGAACTTGTCTTCTAGGATTAATACTTACAAAACTATCTACAGTCTGTCCTCTACTAATATTAGGAGAAACTACAGAACCCATAGGAGGTATATCACCTATTCTACTTTGCCATTCTTCTATTCTTTTATCTCTAGTAGTTCCTTTTAAAGTAGCATGATAATTTATCCAAAAATCCATAGAACTTATTTTACCAGAAGACAAATCTGCCATACTAGTTTTAGGATTTTGTTGATGATTTATAAGATTAAAAACATCTTGATAGTCAGAGTCTAATGTAGAGAAGTCGTAATCTTTCTCTTCTAATCTTCTAATAGCTTCTTCATATGCACCATCTAAGTTAAAAGGTTTTGTTTTTTCATGCCAATTTTTATAACGTGTTAAAGCTGTTTTAGCAGACTCAGGCTCATATTGATATTTACCTCTTGCTAACCCATCTTCTCTGTCACCCTGTTTTCTATCAGCAATATTACCAGATTCTATCCAAGCCATTTCATAAAATGCTTTTTTTATAGCGTCTGTATCATAGTCTCCTATTTGACTAAGTGCAATATCGTAGCTAGTTTGTATCATTCTTTCTGCTTGCCTCTGCTCTAACCCACTCCCTCAACTGGAGGAGTGTTGCCAGTAAAGCCGCCTTCCCCTGGAGTTGGCGTA